CGCCGAGCGCGGGTGATCCGCCTCCACCTCGGACGTTCAACATCAGCGTCACGAACGTGATCGAGGCGCCGGTAAACACGGTTGCGCCCGTCGTGTCTGGCGCGCTGAGTGTTGGATCGACCCTATCGTGCACCACCGGCACCTGGACGGACATGGGCGCCGGTTCCTACGCCTACCAGTGGAAGGACGCGGCAGACGACAGCAACATATCCGGAGCGACGGCGAGCACGCTGCTGCTGACCGGAGATCACGTTGACCTCGATCTCTACTGCGAGGTCACAGCTACCAACGCAGCCGACAGCACGGCTGAGCCGAGCAACACAGTCGGGCCTGTCACGGCAGCGCCAGACGTGACGGCGCCCACGCTATCAGACCCCACGGCGGTCGAAGACGGCGACGATGCGGCTGATCTTACCGTCGACACGAATGAAGGCAACGGCACGCTCTATTGGGTGGTGACGCAGAGCGCCACGCCGCCGAGCGCCGCACAGGTCAAGGCCGGGCAGAACCACGCTGGCGCTGCTGCGGATGATGCCGGCAGCGAAGCCGTCGTCGGCACGGGCGAACAAGTCGCCGCAGCAACGGGCCTCACGGCAGAGACCACCTATTACGCGCACTTCATGCACGAAGACGCGGCCACCAATCAATCAAGCGTGGTGAGCAGCGCGAGTTTCACGACGGAGGCCGCATCAGCGTCAGCCGGAGAATGGAACGTAAATTGGTTCTGGAGATAACCTGACATGGCCAACAATCTTGGCGTTTCCACGGGCGCAGACGCCAACGTAAAGACGACCGATAACGCAGGCGTTCACACGCCTCATCATAATGTTGACAGTCTGCCGGCGCTTCCGGCCGGTGAGAACCACATCGGTCAGGTGAAGACTCCCCTACGCTGGGTAGACGTCACGTTGTCGATAGACACGGCGGCGTATGCGTCGGGCGATCTTATCGCTGACGCACAGGTCGTCGCGGCATGCTGTCGTGCGAACGACGAGCTTGCAATGCTGCAGAGCCTCACGCTGATCGACGAGGCGGATCAGAAAGTGGCTCTAAATATCTTCTTTGCCTCAGCGTCAAACTCTTGGGGCTCTGAGAATTCAGCGCCATCGATCTCGGACGCCAACGCGGCGGAAATCCTCGGGCCGCCCGTCCAGATCGCAGTGGCCGACTACTTCGACTTGGGCGGCGTGGCTGTTGCTGGAAAAGACAACATCGGGAAGATCATCAAGCCCGCGACGGGAACCGACGACATTTATGTGATTGTCGTGAACGGAACCGGAGCGCCCGACTACGTGAACGCAACTGACCTGAAACTTCGCCTGGGGTTCATGGTCTGATGCTTGGCACGCAACGCTCCCTGCTGCGCCCGCGCGCAGCGCCGATCTTCAGTGAGAAGGTACCTCTCGGCGGCCTTACAGCGTCATACTATCCGAACCAGTTTCATGCATACACGGACAGTCAATCTATAGCGACATGGGAAGACTCGACTGAGAACCGATACGACCTGACGCAGGCCACAGTTGGCTCTCGGCTGGCGTGGGGCGTGACTGAGCAGGCCGTCATTTCAGGCGGCGGCCAGTTGATGACCAACGCATCGGTCCCTTATGACCGACGCTCGCTAAGCGTTCTCTGGGTAGGCTCCCTATTCACTGTTGAGAGCGACAGCAATCGCCTAGTTTCATTTAATGGTCTCGGGCTCATACTTAGAATACTGGAGGGATGCATCAGCGTTTGGCGCGGGTCTAATACATCAACCACATTCCGCCCGCTATGTTACCAGCGCATTGCCATCCTCATGACGTGTTCGGCGTCGGGCGTGTCGATCTATGTGGATGACGCAGCCAATGTGCAAAGCATATCTGCGAATGGCGCGTCAACCGGCACTCAGTTTGAGATAGGCAACACGGTTAGCGGCTCTGCTGCTCAAAATGTCGATGAAATTCATATTTGGCCGTTTGCACTGGATGTCACGCAAGCCGGTCAGGTGCTCGACTATGCCGCGGCAAAGTACAGCACTGGCAAGGTCGCGGCTTCGTCGCCGACCGGCCACGTCATCATTGATGGCGATAGCGTCGCGCACGGCGTCGGCCACACGTTGAATCGCAGATGGGGACCGGCATTAGGCCCGTTTGGGGGGTGGTGGCCGCATAACTTCGGCGTCACAAGTCAGCGTCTTGATCAGATGGATGATGACGCAGGAACAGACATCAATACGCCCTTCGCGAACTCGACGAATTGGCTGCTTGTGCTGGCGGGGAACAATGATCTCAGCGCAGGTGACAGCGGCGCGACGGTCGACAGCGAACTCGCTGCTTACTGCAATGCAGCCATAACGGCCGGCTTTGATAAGAGCCACATCGTTGTGTTCACGCTAACTACATCCAATGTATTTTCCGGCCGACGCGACGACGCCAACACGGCCATCCGTGCCAACTACACGAGTTATGCAGGCTGGCTGGTAGATGTGGCGGCAGACGCCAATCTAGGCGTCACGCCAGGCGGCGGGTTTCTGAATAGCTCCTACTTTGTAGATGCCTTTCACATGAACAGCGCCGGTCAAGCGCTTCTTGCCGCGCTCGTCAAATCGACTGTGACGCTGCCATGGGAGTGATCGGGTCACCACTGACGTTCAAGCCAGTCCTCGTCTCGCTCGGCGATAGCCTTGTACTCCCATGCCTTGCCGTTCCATCGCCGCAAGAGCGTGTCGGTGGTGAAGGCGTACAGCCGTCCGTCTATGAGGCGAACAGGCCAGAGCTTCGTGCATTCGTGCCAAAGGCGATCGGCCTCTGTGATCTCGCGCTTCCAGAAAAACATATGTCCCCCTACCCAATCTCCCCATCCCACCACTGAGCGAGTCCTGACGCAAGATGGAAACTGTGATGTGAGCCTTGACGTTGAGTTTTGTTGCGAATATTCACTGAGTTGAATGCTCTTCGGTGGCCGATCACGTAGCGGGGTGCCAGACCCGCAGATCGCAAGCCACCCTTCCCCCGAAGTGTCCTTTTGACGACGCACGCCTAACAGGCGGGGGAATCTGGCATGAGCGACGCTGCTGATCTTGAAACCGAAGAGGCTGCGCCTCGGCAAGAGGCGAGCACGCTGCCTGATGAGCGCCTTTTCGAGACGCTGCAGGCCTGGTTCCTGTACGACCAGCAGCATTCGAGCGAATGGCGCAAGCAGGCGAAGAAAGACCTCGATTTTGCGACCGCGACGAAGGGCGAGGAGCAATGGGGCAAGGCGGCCGAGACGCTGACGGACGAGCAGCGCACGCCGATCGTGTTCAACCTGGTGCAGCCGATCCTCAAGGCCGTTGCTGGCGTCGAGATCAACACACGGCAGGAGCAAGTCTATCTGCCGCGAAATGTCGAGACGGACGATCTCGAGGCCAACGAGGGGCTTACTGAGGCCTCGAACTGGATGGCCGACGGGTGCAGTGCCTCGCAGCACGAAAGCCGCGCGTTTCAGGATGCCGGCAAGTGCGGTATGGGCTGGGTTGAAGAGCGTCTCGACTATGAGCTAGACCCGGATGGCAAGTACGTCGAGGAACGCGTTTATCCGCTCGAGATGTACTGGGATGCGGATTCGCGCCAAATGAACTTGGCGGACTCTCGCCGCCGCTGGCGCGCGAAGAACATGACGCTAACCGACGCGCGCGCGCTATTCCCGGGCAAAAAAGACGAAGAGCTGCATTGCTCGTGGGCGCTCGGTATTGATACGGGTGCTGGCGAGGCCAAGCCGATCGAGTTGCGGCGCCTCAAGCAGGGTGAAAGCGAGGAGATTGCGGCCGGCAAGGTCACGGTAACGATCATTCAGTGCCAGTGGTGGGAGCGCGAGGCCTATTGGCGTGCGGCGGATCCCTTTACGGGCGAGCTGAAGAGCTACAGCAAAGAGGAATACAAGCAGCTCGAGGCGCGCGTCAAAGCGGCAAACGAGGAAATGAAAGCGGTCGTCGATGCTGCCGGCAATCAGCCGCCGCTGGCCACTGGCGGCGAGCTTGGCGGTATGCTGGCGCCTGCTGCTGAGCCTCTGACGTATGAGCCGATCGAGATCGACAGCGTCCAGCAGGTGCGCCGCGTCTACAAGACGGCTTTCATTGGCTCGAAGATCCTCAAGCAGGGCCCGAACGCGCGCGCCGACGGCTTCACGTGGCAGTGCGTGACGGGTGAGGCGATCGACACGAAGCGGATCTTCGTCGGTCTCGTCGCGGCGATGCGCGACCCGCAGATGATGCTCAACAAGTGGCTCTCGCAGGCCACGCATATCATCAACTCGACGGCAAAGGGGGGCATCCTCGCGGAATCCGATGCCTTCGACGATATCAACGAGGCTCAGAAGACGTACGCACAGCCGCAGGCGATCACGATCGTCAAGAAAAACGCGATTAGAGACGGCAAGATCATGGCCAAGCCCGGTGCAGGTTTGGCGGCTCCGTATTTCAACCTGATCCAGCTTGCCATGGATGCCATGCCGCGCGTTACGGGCATCAACATGGAGCTGATGGGCCTGCGCGACGCGAACCAGCCGGGGATTCTCGAAGCGCAGCGGAAACAGGCGGCGATGACCATTCTCGCCACGCTGTTCGATAGCCTCAAGGGTATGCGCCTCGAAGTCGGCCGGACGCGCCTTAGCTTCATTCAGAACCATCTGGCCGACGGCCGCCTTATCCGGGTGCTCGGCAAGAATGGGAAGCACAAGGTCGTCAAGCTGATGAAGGACAAGGTCGTCGGCGACTATGACGTGATTATCGACGAGGCCCCGTCGAGCCCGAACCAGAAAGAGCAGACGTGGGCCGGCCTGCAGACGCTCGTGGCCGTGCCGCGGGTGCAGGAGATGATGACGCCGGAGATCGTCGTCGAGCTCTTGGACTACGTGCCGGGCATTCCGCAGAACCTGGTGCAGAGCTTCCGGAAGATGCTCGAGAAGCCGCCCAACCCGGACGACGTGAAAGCGAAGCAGATCGCTGAGGGCAGCGCGGTTGCGAAGATCGACCGCGACAAGGCCGCGGCGGAGAAGGATCGGGCGGCGGCCAAGGCATCGGGGGCGAATGTGGTCCTGGACATGATGAAACTGGCCGGCGAGCACGTCCGCGACCAGACGGATCAGATCCGCGCGGTGGGCGAGCTGCAGGAGATGGTGCAGAACGGCATGGCAGACGCGGCCGCCATGTCCGAGGAGCTGGCCGTTGGGCCGATGGGTGATCTCGGTATGCAATTGCCGGTGCTGCCGTCGGTCCCGACAGAGGCGCCGCGCCGCGCGCCTGACGTGATGGATGTTGAACCGGGCGTTGTTGAACCAACTACAGAGGGGGTTGTCTAACATGGGTACGGACGACGAATTCACAGCCGAGGAAATGGCCTACATCGAGAGCGGTGGTAAGACGCCGTTGCCGGAGGTTACGCCGTCTGATCCGCCGGCCGGCAGCCAGCCGGCGCCCGACGCTCAGCCTGACGCTGCTGCGGCAGCTGCTGCACAGCCATCGGGACCGCCGGAGGTAGGCGTCGACGAGGCCGACGGCGACGAGGTGCTTCCGTCGAACGTGCGCGCGGTCCCGGGCAAGGATGGCCGTATCCGGCTTGTCGACGAGTCCGGCAAGTTCGTGAAATCGGTTTCGCATCGTGCTCTTCACAAAGAGCGTGAAGGTCACAAGCAGACTAAGGCGGAGCTGCAGAAAGAGCGCGAGCTGCGGGCGCGCATCGACGAGCGCGTTGCGATCCTCAACGAGGCTTTCAACGCAGCCCGCACGGGCGCGCAGCCGCCAGCACCGAATGGGCAGCCGCCGCAGCCTGGGCAGGGCGCCGAGCAGGGTCAAAATCCATTCGAGGAAGCGGATATTGATCCAGAAGTTGATTTGTTCGCGGCTTTCAAGCAGCAGCAGCGCCGCAACGCGTACCTGCAACATCAGATGACGAGCTCGACGCAGCAGCAGACGGTGCGCGAGACGTTCAACCACGTGCAGAACACGTATCGCAGCGATGCCATTCGGCTGGCTCAGGAGAAGCCGGAGTTCACTCCCGCCTACAACTTCCTCGTGGCCGGTCGTCATGCGGAGCTGGAAGCGCTCGGCGTGACCGACAAAGCGCAGCGCGACAAAGAGATCGCGCGCGATGAGGCCGCGATCGTGATCAACGCTCTGAAGGCCAACAAGTCGCCGGCCCAAGCGGTGTACGATCTTGCGGTCGCGCGTGGCTTCAAGGCGGCTGCTGCATCGGTGCCGGCGGCCAATGGTTCTCAACCGCCAAGTCAGCAGCACCGACCGACGGCGAGCGCTTCTCCGGCAGCAGCAGCGGCCGAGAAGCTGAAGCAGATCCGCGCGGGGCAGACGGCGGCCGCGACGCTGAGCAACTCAGGTGGAAGTCCGCACGAGGGCTTGACTTCGGAAGCGCTCGCGAATATGAGCGATGAACAGTTCTCGGCCGCTGTGGACAGATTGTCCGAGTCGGACCTGAGGAGCTTGATGGGTCGATGAGTGAGCGGCGTGCCAGCGCCGCGGTGATCTCCAGAACCCGCCCTTCCCAACACTGCGTGTAGACGTGCGTTCGCTCAAGGCGGCGACACGCCTTTTCGGGCTGGTCCTCCGGCAAACGGACCACGGCACAAGTGCCCGCCGCGCGACTCCCTGGGGCCTTTCCGCTGAGCGCAGCGATACAGCGCGACAGATCAACGGAACCCGGCAGCAGGGAGAATACTGCCATGTCTGAATTCGGTGTCAACGACGCCAACGCAGCGAAGATCTGGAGCAAATTCATGGCGAAGTCCGAGAAGGACTCGCTTGATATTTCTCCACTGATGGGCACGGACGAGCGTGCCATCATCCACGTCAAGGAAGAGACGGAGAAGGGTGCCGGCGACCAGGTCAAGTTTAACCTGCGCGCTCGCCTCCAGGGTGACGGTATCTCCGAGTCCGAGACGGCCGAAGGCTCCGGCGAAGCCCTGACCTTCTATCAGGACGCGATCTATATCAACGAGCTCGGCCACGTGGCTTGGACGAAGTCCGAGCACACGATCGACGCTCAGCGCGTGCCCTTCGAGCTGCGTGCCGAGTGCAAGAACGGCCTCACGGATTGGTGGGTGGATCGCAAGTCGGTCTCATTCTTCAACCAGGTCTGCGGCAACCTCACGACGCCGAACCTGAGCCCGAAGTATACCGGCAACAACGCGGTTACCGCGCCCGCCGGCACCTCGGACCTCGTTCGCATCGTGCGGCCCTCGACGCATACCGACGACCAGTCGATCACCTCGAACGACGTGTTCACCACGGCGCTTCTTGATCGCGCTGTGTCGGCGGCGGCTGTCGGGACTCAGGCTGTGCGCGAGGTGATGGTGGGCGGTAAGAAGAAGCGCGTCGCCTACATCTCCGAAGGCCACAAGAACTCGCTGCGTTCCTCGACCGGCTCGGGTAGCTGGACCGATATCACGAACTTCGCCTTCTCGGGCGTCGATCGTGCGTCGAACCCCTTCTACAACGGCGCCGTCGGCGAGTTCAACAACACGATCCTTCGCGTCTCTCAGGACGTGCGCCCCGGCGTGCACGGCTCGACCGGCGCTGTCGAGACGGACGTGCGTCGCGCGGTTCTGCTCGGTGCTCAGGCAGCCGCGTGCGCCTACGGGCGCAAGGGCGATTACAAGGACAAGAAGTATCGCTGGAACGAGGAGCTCCTCGACCACAAGCGCAAGCTCGAGGTCTCGGCATGGCAGATCTGGGGTCTCAAGAAGACGGTCTTCAACAGCGTCGACTATGGCGTCGTCGTCATGTCGGCCTACGCCCTCAACTAAGGAGACAGATCAATGGCGACTGGAACCGCGGGCGTGGTCTCGCAGCTCTACCACACCAACCAGGTGCACTATCAGGACGTGCGTATCACGTTCGCCGACGACGACAAGGTGATCAATATCGGTCCGAAGCTTCCTCCGGGGGCGTGCGTGACAGATATTATGGTGCAGGTCGATACGGCATTTTCGGCCAACTCCGTGCTCGATGTCGGCACGGCGGCGGACCCGGATGCTTATGCCTCCGCGATCGTGATGACGACCGCCGGCCTCATCAAGGACGTCTCGACGAATCCGCTCGTTTCCCACGACGACCGCTCGACGTCGGCCGTCCAGCTCGTTGCGTCGCTCACGTCGAGCGGCACGATCTCGGCTGGCGTCGCTTATGTCATCGTCGCCTACGTCATCCTTGGCCGCGTGGCCCCACGCTGACGAACGAAGGGGGGCTTCGGTCCCCCTTCCCACTTTAGGGGCAGATCATGACCACACTCACGGCCATGAAAACGCGGATCCAGCAGGAGCTGCGGAGAACGGACCTCTCGACCGAGATCGCCAACGCCATCGGCACGGCGATCGAGGCCTATAAGTACGAGCGGTTTTCGTTCAATCAGGCGAGCGTGGTCTCTGCGCCCGCGACCGACGGCGAGACCGGCAACGCATGGATGACGGATGCCGAGCACCTCATCCGCTCGCGGGCCAAGCTCGAGATCATCGTCAATGTCCTGAAGGATCCGGACAACGTCGACGTCAAGCTGCTGCAGGCAGAGATCGAGGCGGCGATTGCCTCTCTCAAGCTCGACAGGACGACTGGCGCGGTTGTCGTCGCCGATACGCTCGGCTTCATGAAGAATCGAATTGCGCGTGAGATCAAGCGCTCCGGCCTGGACTATGAGATCGAGAACGCGATCCGCGACGCGATCAAGGCTTACGACGATGAGCGGTTCTACTTCAATGAAACCCGCTCTTTCACATTCAACACGGTGAACGGACAGGCGCGCTATACGGACGCCGACGTACCGAACCTCGCTAACATCATCAAGTTCGACTGGATGACGATGGTGATCGGCAGCCAGACGTTTACGGTGAAGCAGCGCACGGCGGAATTCTTCGAGGACACGATCAACATGTCCAGCAACTGGCCGTCATATTTCGGCTGGTATGACGAGACGCTCGTACTCTATCCGACGCCCAACACAGCCGTCCAAATCCGCATTGCCTGCGTCCGCAAGCTCGCCGCGCCTGCCAACGACTCGGAAACCGGCAACCGCTGGATGAGCGACGGCGAGCGGCTCATCCGCAACCGGGCCAAGGGCGAGCTCTACGCGCATGTCGTCGAGATCGCTGATCCAAAGCTTTCCGCGCAGTACATGGCGCTTGCCGAAGAGGCGCGCGAGCAGCTTGGCGAGAAAACGACCCGTATGACGAAGACCGGGCCTTACCTTGTGGAGCCGTACTGCTGATGGCGACGCTGGCATTTGGCGACTATCGTCCTGACATCAGCAATCTCGACGGCACAGCCCTCGTGACGCTGCTTAATGTCGTGCCGCGCGCCGATGGATATGGGCCTTGGTTCTCGCTGGAAGCCTTGACGCAGGCGCTGCCGGCGCCGTGCCGCGGCTATTTCTACGCCCGGGTGATGAGTGACGGAACGGTGGTGATCTTTGCCGGGACGTCAACTGATCTGTACATGCTGAACAATACCACCTTGGCGTGGGAACTGGTCTCGAAGAGCGGCGGGCCCTATACGGAGCTGGAAACCGGCGCGAACTGGCAGTTCGATCAATTCAACAACTATGTGATTGCGGTGCAGGCCAACGCCGACCCGCAAGCCTTCATTATCGGTACTGACGTCGAGTTCGATGACCTCGGAGGCTCGCCGCCGCGCGCCGCGCATATCTCGATCGTCAACCGCTTCGTGATGCTCTCGCATCTCACGTCATTCCCGAACCGCGCGCAGTGGTCGGGCCTGAACGCACCGACGGTATGGACCGCGGGCACCAACTCGAGCGATTTCCAGGATCTGCCGGACGGCGGCATTCTGAGGGCGATCGTCGGCGGTGAATTCGGTCTCATGCTGCAGGACGCATCAATCCGGCGCATGACGTTTTCGCCGGGCTCCGAAACGATCTTCGATATCCAGCGCCTAGCGGAAGACGTCGGACTCATGGCGCCGTATTCCGTCGCCTCGGCCGGCGATCGGGTGTTCTTCCTGAGCGCCAAGGGCTTCATGATGGCGACAGGCACGGGCGAACCGCTGCCGATCGGTGAGGAGTTCGTAAACCGCACGTTCTTCGCCGATTGGGATGCGGACGCGCCGCAGTTCATGATCGGCGTTGCTTCGCCCAAGCGCAATATTGTGCTCTTCGTCTACAAATCGCAGGGCAGCAGCGGCGAGCATTTCGACAAGGGCCTGATCTACAATTACGTCCTGCAGAAGTGGTCTCCGATAGCCATAGAAGGCCAATATGCGGTGTCTCTGGCACCTCCGGGCCTCACGATGGAGGGCCTCGACGCTGTAGCGCCTGGCGCCGCGACCATTTCCAATGCGGCTGACAATGGTTCCGGGCTCATTCGCCTGACCGTCTCGAGCACGTCGGGATGGACAACGGGCGATTGGAAAACGATTTCCGGAGTGGAAGGCACGACCGAGGCCAACGATACGTGGCAGATCACGGTTATCAACGGCACGACGATAGATCTGCAAGGCTCAACGTTCTCGAATGCCTATGTGGACGGCGGTCTCGTCGCGGGCTCGCTCGACGAAATGGAAGGCTCTCTGGACGCAATCGCGGCCTCGTCCCTGCCTGATCTGTCGGCCTGCGATACCAGTGGCGCGGTTAGCATGTTCTCCGGTCCCCCGGCCGAAGCGATCCTCGAAAGCACAGAGCAGAGCGGCGATGGCCGGCGGCTTCTAGTTCGTGGCTTTACGCCGCTGACGGATGCCGGCGAGGTCTATGGCTCGCTGGCGATGCGCGAGAACCTCAACGCTGATCCGACCTATTCGGCAGAAAGCCAGATGGATACGGGCCGCGGCTTTTGTCCAATTCTGTGGTCGACGCGCTACGCCGCGGGCCGCATCCGCATTCCTGCGGGCGTGAACTGGACCTACGCGCGCGGAATCCGGCCTGACGTCATGCTGCAGGGGAGGATCTGATGAGCGGAACCGTCCCCGGCCCGAACGATACCGACCTGCGCCGCATCGTGCGGGGCATCCGAGATCTCTTCGAGGGACGCTCGAATGCGGTGGGGCGGTTTACCTGCGAACTCAGCGTCGCAACGACGGTAGTCGACGCTCCGAACTGCGGCCTCGAAAGCGAGGTCTTTCTGCAGCCTGTGACGGCGAACGCGGCCGCGGAACTCGGCGCCGGCACGATCTACGTCTCGGCCGTCGCGCAGGGCGCTTTCACGGTCACTCACGCCAACAATGCAACCGCGAACCGGACGTTCGCTTACAGGATCGCGTCATGATCGACGTCGTGAAGGTGCCGCAGATCATGGTCGGGCTGGTTTGGGGGAGCGCCTGTCCTCTGCTGCTGCGCGGTGTCGCTGAAAATCCGCGGCTCACGATCGAGCAGACGGTCGTCGGCCTTACGGAAGGCGATCTCGACCTGTGGCTGATCTTCAAGAATGGAGATCTGACCGCAGCCTTCCTGACGCAGATCGACGATGACGCGCTCGATGTGTTCTCGCTCGCTGGAGAGGGCGCCTTCGCTTGGGGCAAGGTGCTCTCCCGCAAGCTCATGGCATTCGCTCGAGACAGCGGCTGTGAGCGTATCAAGTTTGCCGGCCGCAAGTCGCATCAGCGCGTGTCGGACTATTCGGGTTCTCTGCGTGTTGCGGGCGAGATCGCGCCCGGCATCCTGCAATACGAGGTGAGGCTATGAGCTTCGGCGGCAGCACGAGCAGCCAGAAGAGCAACACGAAAACCGAGCCTTGGGCGCCAGCGCAGCCCATGCTGAAGGATATTCTCGGCGAGGCCTCCGGGCTCGTCAGCGGTGCTGGCGTTACGCCTGGGCAGCAGACGGCTTTCGATCAGCTCAAGGCCAACGCAAATGCGGGCAACCCTGCTGCGCCCGCTATCCGTGACGCAGCGACAGATGCGCTCGGCTATGACGCCTCGCCTCTGAAGCAGACGGTGGGCGATGCTTATTCGGGCCTGCAGGAAAGCCTCGGGAAGTACGCGAGCGGCGACTATCTCGACGTCATGAATAATCCAGCGCTGAAGGAAATGATGGATGTGGTGGGCACGGACGTGACCGATCGCATCAATCGGCAGTTTGCCGGCGCTGGTCGTGACTTCTCGGGCTCGCACTTCGGAGCCGTGGCGAAGGGCGTGACGTCGGCTCAGCTCCCGCTTCTGCTCGACCAGTTCAACAAGCAGCAGGACAAGCAAATCGGCGCCGCGGGGCAACTGTTCGGCGCCGGCACGACGACGGCGACGACGCAGGGGCAGCTTGATCAGCTCATGCAGGCGATCCGCGGCGGCGGCATGGATTTCAGCGAGAAGGCCTTGCAAGCCGAGAACTACGGTCCGAATGCGATCCTCGCGCTGGAGCAGCAGATGAAGAACCTGCCGGCGGAGGACCTGGCGCTGCTGGCGTCGCTGGTGACGCCGATCGCGGGTCTCGGTGGCACGAGTAACACCAAGGGTTCGTCTTCGACTCTCGGCTTCAAGATCGGGTGACGCCATGGCAATGCTCGACGACCTGCTTGCGGAAGATAAGGCTAGCGGTGCCTTCGACGAAAGGTCTCTGCTTGGTCAGCTCACGCGACTGCCGAAGGGGCATCCCTCTCAGATGCTCCGCGATTTGCGCGACATGATTCCGCAAGTTCAGGCCGACGATTCGTCGACCGCGAGCGGCATCGCCTCACGTCTCGGTCGCACTGCGACGGCACTTCCGCGCGGGGCCTTGGAAACCCTGGCGAACTGGCTTGAGGGGACGCATAACTCCGAGGCAGTGCGCGTCGGCCCTGACACGAGCGCTCCGTTCGGACTTGCTCCAATGGGGATGGCTGGACGAGCTGCCGGCGGAGCCGCTCGCGCAAGCGACGCTGCGATCGCGGCCCGACTTGGTGAGCAATTCCCTCATGAGATTGGCGGCGGGAATCTATCCCGTCAGTACATCGCAGGCGGCCCCCGCATTGGCGTCGTCGGCGATGACGGCATGACACCGCTCACGCGCACTGACGGTGCCATGACCCGCGCCGGCGATGCATCACGCTTCAGTCCAGACCCCAATGCATTTAGAGGCGCAAATTACGACGGTCCTTATGCAGTTACAGTCGACGGCATGAGGATAAACGATCTCCTCTCCGACAACGCCCGTTCCTCCGTACCGGGGACTGTCGTCAATGCAATGGGGGAGCAAAGAGCGTACAATCCCAACACAAGCCCGTACTGGACGCACTACCGAGACGATGC